CATCTCCTGCTGTTGCTTCCACCCCATGACCTCGCCACGGACGGTGTTCAGTTCGTTCTGCAACTGATACACCATCGGGTCGATGGAGGGTTGGGCAGTCTGCTGACCACCCTGCATGACTTGGTTAAGGTTGATGCCGTAGGACGCAGCCAATTGCGTCAGGTACTGCATCTTCTGCGCCGGGGGGCTGTTACGCAGCGTGTAGTCGGCCTGCGCGAGAGCGGCAACCGCCTGCTCCGGCTTCAGGCCAAGCCCCTGAATGGTCGGCAGGTACGGCTCCAGCGCCTGATTCATCGCATCGGCAAACTGCGCCTTTGAGAGCAGCGGCTCCACGCCGCGCTTCATCTGTTCTTCGCGCTGCCAAGCGTATTCTTGAATCTTGGGGTCAGCCTTCGACCAGTATTCGTGATATTCCTTCTTCCACGAGGCAGGCGGCTTGCGCCACACGGGTTCCTCGGCAGGTTCAGCAACCTGCGGTTCCTCGACCTGCTTCTGGGCAAAGCGCCCTTGCTCGTCCCGTCCCTGCGGCGGGGTGTCCTCGGCCTGCTCAAACTGCTGTTCGAGCAACTCCTTGCGGTCGAGCGTCTCTGCCTGTGGGGCTTGTTCCATTACCGTCTCCTGTGGGGGTCGTGGGTAAATCGGATTTCATCGCGCAACCGCGACAACAACTTGTTCGCATCCGAGTGGGTCATGTTCGCCAACTGGTGGCGCAACACATCCACTCGGCTGTTCTGGGGTTTGGGTTTGCTCACGAACTTGGTCGGGTCATCGTTGCCGACCTCGACGCAACCGTTGGCCTTGAGGTGCCGACGATGCTGGGAGCGCGAGGTAATCATGCGCCCGTCAATCATCGACTTGTACGGCGCGATGTCGGGGACAACGTAGTGATAGCGCCCACGCTCGTCGCGCTTACGCTCCACAAACTCGCCGTCAACCATCACATAAGTTCGTTTCATAGCAGCAACAATACTTCTTCGTCGTCCATTTCCTGATGCTCTCGCATCAGTCTCTCTACCCTGTCGATGTCGCTTAACAGCGCATCCCAGTTAATCGTGGGTTGTGCGATGTTAACAGTTAAATGCGGTTCAACAATCCTCTCTGCAATCTCTGGGCGTGCTTCGTGCAGTTGCTCGTAAACCGAGATTAACTCTTGCTTGCGCCTTTCACGCCTTTCTTGCTCTTCTTCCCACCGCTTCTTGCGGTTCTTGTCGCCTTCGTGGGAGTCGCTGATGACGATGATGGGCTGGACGGAGGCGGTGAGGGTGCCGGTGGCTCCGGTCGCTTCCACACCGGCAAGCGCAACCTCTCCTTGAAGGCCGACAACACCTGTCGCGCCAGATGCTCCCACACCAGAAAGGGCAACCTCGACCGAATCGGTTTCATCTCCGACGACTCCGACGGCAGAGACACCCGTAAGGCTCGCCTCAAGGCTTGCTCCGACGCTTCCCGTCGCGCCCGTTGCAGAATTGCCCGAGAGCGTGACGCTTTGCTGGGTGCCGAGGCTACCGACGCCGCCTGTTCCGGTGACGCCTGTGACCGGGAGGCTGTCCCATTGCGCGTCATCCCATGTACCTGTGTCCCACGGCCCCTTCGCCACGGCTCATCACACAATCCGCATCAGCGCGGTAGAGGCATCGTTAGTCGGCATGGTCAGGATGAAATTACCCGCCGTGACCGTCTGCGCCCCGAAGGTGTAAACCGCGACCGACTTGTCGGCCTGCGTGCTGTTGTAAATCAACACCGCGTCAAACGCCGTCGTCAAGGTCACCGCCGAATAAGTCAGCGAGGCAGAGGGCGTCCAATACGCCGTGGTTCCGCTTGAGGTGGGCGCTGTGGCGTTAGAAACGGTGATGCCGCCTGCGCTATACCCCGCGCCCGACACCTCTCCAGAGGCGTTATAGGCGGTCGTGGCAGCGTTAACGGTAGCCGTGGCCTCGTAGAGCGCAGCCTTGAAGGTGTCCTTGTTGGTGTTTGCCCGAGTTGGCGGGGTGCCGATGGCGTGTACACCGCCGAGGATTTCGACCTTGAACGAGGTACACATTGCCTGCGAGTTAGGCATCAGAGTTTCTCCGTTTCGCCAAAGAGGGCCGGGACTTGCTTTAGGTGAACATGGACAGACCGATGCACCATCTCGCCCTCGTGCCAGTATTCCACCCACCGGGTGTGTTCGTGGTCGTTATCGACCTCGCCTTCGCGCTTATCCAAAAGCGACTCGTCCATCATCCCTTTCGTCGTCGTAATCATTGCAGGCGCGGCTCCAGTTCAAGGGTCTGCTGCACCGCCTCCACGCCCACCGCACGGCCATCAGGGCCACGCACGATGCGCTTGGGAGCCGTCAGCGTGGCAAGGGCAGTACGCACGCCCTTCATGTTCTCGTCGTTAGACGATGCCATCTGGCCGTAGAGCGCCACGAGGTTCTGCATCGCCTGCCTTACCTCGCCGCCCATGTCCTGCATGACGCGCTCGGTGACGGCTTGCTGTTGCTCCAGAGCGGGGATGTCGAGGCCGGGGTTGGCAGAGATACGGGCGACCATGACCTTCGTGGCAGCGTCCAAGTCGGCCTTGTATTTCGCCATCTGCTGTTCGGCGGCGATTTTCTGCTGTGCAAGTTGGGCCTCGAACTGCTGCTTCATCTGCTCCAGTTGCTGGTCGTTCTGCGCCTTGAGCGCCTCGACCTGCGCCGATTGCTGCAACTTGGCCTGCTCAATCTGCATGAGCATCTGCGACTTGGCCTGTTCAGCCTGCGCCTCCATCTGCGCCTGCTGCATGGCGGGGTTCTCACGGGGCTGCGCGGCCATTTGCTTCAACTGCTCCGTTGCAGCGTCAATCGTACCCTCAAGCGGACGCGCCGCCTTGAACGCCTGCACGCCGTACTTGAGCAAGTCCATCATCACCGGGACAAGTTCCGGCGAGGCTTGGCCCACGGGCAGCGCCTGCTGCAAGAAGCCTCCGAAGGCTTGCAGGAACTGGAGCCTGTCCTGCTTCTCCTGCGCCTCGTCAATCTGCACGAGGCTGTCAGCGGCGATGTCGATGCGGAAGTTACGCAGCGGCTTGTCGCGGATAAGTTGCAACGCCTGCGGGATGAGCGCCTTGTCAGCGTCCGACATCTGCTCTGCGGCAGAGTAGGCGAGGATGGTCTGCGGCTGGTACCGCATACACATGACCTGCGCCTTCAACCGGATGAGTTCCGTCGCAAAGAGCGCCACGTCCTCTTGCATGGAGCGCAAACGCAGGCCAGCGTACTGACCCTTGATTTGCTGCGCCGTGGCCGTCTCCGAGGCCGCAGACTGCCCACGGATGATGTCGGAGATGCCCGTGATTTCGTATATCTGGCCCTTGATGTCGGCGCGTGCTTGATAGCATTGGATGAGCGCCTGCGCGATGGTGTCGAGCGGCAGCAGGTCAACGCTGCCCTTTAAGCCGCCCTTCTCGCTAAAAGCCGCCCATTTATCCACCGGGATGAGGGCGTTGTTGTCGCCCTCGGTCATCAGACGCTGCAACGCCGGTTGGCTGGCATCGTACACGCCGCGCACACGCAGCGCCTTTACCAACCCGTCGATGCGGTCGGAGAGGATGTCCAACTCCATCGCTTGGTCTTGGTACAGCACGAAGTCGGGGACGGGGACGAGGTTGTCCGAGGTCGTCGTGGCGTAAAGCGGCTTCGGGCAGGGGAAGAACCCCTCCAGCCCGAGCGGGTCGTCGCGCACGTCGATGAAGTGCGGCATCCCCTTGCAGAACCAGTAGACCTTGAGCGTCTCCTTGTCCCAGAGTTCGCACACTTTGGCGAGGTTGTATTGCCGCTTACTGTCGCGGTAGGCGTTCAGCGTCTCCGGGCCGGAGTCGGTCGGTATCTGGCGCGCCATCTCTGCGCCGAAACGCTCCACGAGCGCCTCACGGGTCATGTAGACCCAGCGCCATACCTGACCCACCTCTTCCCAAGTGCGGCCCTGCGAGTGTCCAAAGTCCTTCCAATGGACGTAATCGACGGGGGCGCGCTCGTACTCAATCTGCTCAAGCGGCTGCGGTGCGCCTTCGCCCTCTTCGATGTCCGAGGTGATGGATACGCCGTCGTCCTCAATGCCGATGGGGGCGACATGGGGTTCGTATCGCACCCACGCCGTGCCGCGACCGCCGAGGAACCTGTCCTCGACATCGTATTTCATGGTCGAGCGGAAATCGGGGAAATGCTCAATCTCGAAGTCGATGGCGCGTTCGATGAGGCGCGATGCCACGCGGCCCACGGGGTCGTTGTCACCGAAGCGGCGCTGCACGTCAGCCTTCGGCAGTTTGGCGTAGACGGCAGGAATCAGCGTCTGGACGTTGCTCCACAGGATGTTGAACTTGGCCGTCTCGTTGCCCGATTGGCCGCGCGTGTCGTCACGGTAACGCTTGACGAGTTTCTTGACGCGCGCCTGCCACTTGGCAAACTCGTTGTCGTAGGTACCTACAGCGCGCAGGTACTTCTCAAGTTCTTGGCTGACGCGCTCGTCCATTTGTTAGTCCTTCTTGTTGCGCGCAGAGATGGCTCTGGCCTTCGCCTTCGCATCTTCCTTGCTCGACGCACCCCACGCACGCAGCGCGAGGGCGAGGCGGGTCGGCTTGCCGTTCTTTTCCATCGGCCCAGCCATGTTGCCCATGCGTGCGAGGAACGATGCGCGGCGCGGGTTGTCACCGGCCTTGACCGGGGGCTTGAGGGTGCCGCCCGTCTCACGCTTGTACGATGCGCGGCCAGCGGCGTTGAGGCCACCCTTCGGGTTCTTGCCTTCCTTACGCTGCCATGCTGCGCTCATCAGTAACCCTTTTTCTCAGGTTTAGCCGTTTTCGCAGACTCACGAAACGCCTTTGCGGTCGGCGCACCGGGGTCACCGGGCTTACGCATCCTTTCGCCGGAGCCAGCCTTGATGCGCTCCTGCTTGGCTAGAAGGTTGGCGTAGAGTCCGGGTTTGCGGTTCATTTGCTGAACAGTCCAACCGCCAGCACGGCAGCGCCTGCACCCGTCGTGACCTTCCACGGGCCGGTGGCCGCGTTGAGGCCAAGTTCCACGACATACACGCCAACAGCCGTACTCGCTGGGATGGAAAGGATGGTCGTGCTGCCGTCGATGATGCTGACGGTTGAAGTCAGCGCCGTTGATACCGTCACCACGATGCGGTGCAGGTAGTCGTTCGCAGCGCCGTTGGTGCCAAGCACCTGCGCCGTCTGGCCAGCCGCCACCGTCTCGTAGGGATATTGATACGGAAGATTAACGCCACTCATATGCGCGCCCTCCTAGAGACGCTTCGGTCGTGTACCTGCCACATATCGTTGAGCGTGACCTGATTTTGCGGCCCAACGATAAGCACCTTGCTCTCCAACGGCTTTTGCGCGGCAGGCTCCTGCCTCCACGCAACTGCCAGCATACGGAAAGCGTCAGCAGGGTGTGATGTCCAATCGTGTCGGGGTGATGCCCTAAACGCTTTCTTGTCCTCATCATACTCTCGTTGGTATTGGCGTAAAGCCTCAATGCCATCGCCGCAACGCACGGAGTTGAACCAAGTGCGCGGGAGCATCTGGCGCACCGCTTGGATTCCGTCCTGCAATCCGATGTTCGGCACGACCGAGAGACTGCCGATGCCGAGGTGGTCGGCCAACTGCTCAACGATGCTGCGCCCCGTCTGAAGCGACTTCGCGCGCGCGTCATGCGGCAGGTGATGCTTGCCGTACTGATAACCCTTGTTTACAACCACTTCTGCAATGGCGCGGATGTCTGCACCCGAGATGGCGAAGAAGTCGATGACGCGCACCTCGCCGCCCACGACCTGATACCACCAGATAGCCGTGTCGTCGCGGTAGCCCAAGTCCCATGCGGTGTGTACCGGATACCCCGGCTCAAAGACTACACGCTCGTTAATACGCGGCTCTGCCTGTCGCATCTCTGTGCCGTAAAACGCGCCGAGGATAGCCGCCTCGAAACTGCACTCGAACTCTTGGAGGTATTGGTCTTCCGACAGTTGGGCTTTCGCTGCGTTAAGTTCGCTTTGGGGCAGCAGCCCTGAC